TGACAACGATGGAAATATTGTAGCAAAATCAAATGATATAATTGCCGAAAAAGTTACATTTTTATCAAGTAAAAGCAACGAAATAAATAAAGAGGCAAATAATGAATAAAAAGCAATTAGAAATATTAGAAAATAATTTTAAAATATATAAAGACAATAATATTTGGGATTTAGAAAGATGGACAGATGGTGGTGTAGATATGTTTATTAATATAGATACCACCAAAAATATAATTGAAGAATTTGAATTTTATTTAGATAATTTTGATATAGATGAAGAAATTGACTTATATAGGCAAGATAAAAGCTATAAAGAAGTATTTACAATAAGACAAAGTGTTGAAGATTTTGAAGGTTGGGTAGAATTTATAAAAGAAATATTACAAGATTTATATGAGGCAAAAGATGAAAATAATTAGAAGCATAAATATAGACAAAGAAATGTGGGAATTATTGGATAAAATATCTAAACAAGAAAACAGAACAAAAAGTAATATGATAGAAAAGTTAATAAAAGACTATACTAGACAAAAATAAGAAAGTATGATATATTATATATAGGTTTCATTATTGAGACCTTCCTGAATAAATGTGCTACCTTTATAGGTAGCATTAGGATATGAATACAAGCTCTATTGTAATATATTCTGGATAGCAATAACTTGCCAGATGTTCATATTCTAATGGTGCTTATAAAAACAGTATCACCTTCTTAAGTTGAAACATAAAGAAACTATCGAAAGATAGTTTTTTATTGCATTTTTGACACTATAAACAATCAATGATATACTTTATAAGAGGTGAATAAAGTGGCTAAAGCAAGTGATAATCTGATACCTCAAGCACATGTTCTAACAGTTGAAGAACAGTCGGCAGGTGGCAGAGCTAGTGGTGAAGCTAGAAGAAGAAAAGCCACTATGTTACAAACACTAGAGATGTGTCTTGAAGAAACTAATCATAAGAGTGGTAAAACATATAAAGAATTGGCAACTCTAGGTCTTATCAAAGGGGCAGTAAATGGTAGTGGTAAGAATTACGAAATAATACAACAGTTGATGGAACGCAAAGAAAAGAAAGATGAAGAAAGCAACATAATAATATCTATACCAGCAAAGGACATAAGTAGTTCTTTTGTTGATGTATACAGAGATATACAAGATAGAACATATAGGGAATACTACTTTGAAGGTGGGCGTGGTAGTACCAAGTCATCATTTATAAGTGAAGCTATAATAGAGTTGTTAGAAAACAACCCTAAAATGTGTGCTGTTGTATTGCGTAAAGTAAAAGACACACTAAAAGACAGTGTGTTTGCTCAATTAGAATGGGCAATAGATACATTAGATGAAACATACCCAGGATTAAAAGATAGATGGAAGCTAACAAAATCCCCTTTAGAAATGACTAATATAAGAACTGGACAGATAATATACTTTAGAGGTGCAGATGATTATGGAAAGATAAAATCATTAAAGACACCAAAAGATATGTATGTAGGTATAACATGGTATGAAGAGTTTGACCAGTTTGCAGGTATGATGGAAGTAAGAAAGATAAATCAATCACTTGTTCGTGGTGGTGAAGATTTCATACAATTTTATTCGTACAATACACCAGCAAGTAGTCAACATTTTGTGAACATAGAAAAGATAATACCAAAAGACAGCAGATTAGTACATTTGTCGGATTATAGAAGTGTACCTAAAAAATGGCTAGGTCAAGCATTTATAGATGAAGCAGATTTCTTAAAAGAGATAAACGAAAAGCTATATAGAAACGAATACTTAGGAGAAATGACTGGTGTTGGTGGCAATGTATTTGAAAATGTTGAATTAAGAGAAATAACAGATGAAGAGATAAATACATTTGATTATACATACCAAGGGCTTGACTTTGGTTGGTTCCCAGATCCTCTTGCTTGGGTAAAATGTTGTTATAACCCATCTCAAAGAATTTTATATATATATGACGAGCTTGTAGTAAATAAGATGAGTAATGCAGATGTATGGGAGAAATTAAAAGCAGATAAAGGTGTAACAGAAGAGGATATGATAATAGCAGATAGTGCAGAGCCAAAATCAATAGGAGATTTTAGGAGTTATGGAAGTTGTATGCGTGGTGCTGAAAAAGGAGCTGGAAGCGTAGACTATTCTATGAAATGGTTGTCGTCTCTTGCCAAGATAGTAATAGATACGAAAAGGTGTCCTAATTCGGCACAAGAATTTAGCACATACGAGTTCCAACAAGATAAAGATGGCAACTATATAAGTGGCTATGTTGATGCAGACAACCATTGTATAGATGCCACTAGATATGCACTTAATAATATATGGAAGAAAAGAGGTCAGTAATGTTTAAAAATATAATACAATATATCTTAAATAATGTTTTTAAGATTAAAACACAAACGACAGAAAAAGAAATAAATGACAATAGTAAATATGCACAAGCGTATGAAAACATAGACAACATAAACTTTAACGCGATATTCAGCAACAAATTAGCAAATTATACAATAAGCGACAGCGTTATGAATATAGATGGTGATAACGCTAGAACAGAATTGTTAGATAAAACAGGACAAAGTCTATGGAAAAAAGCAAAGAAATGGACGTCAATGGCATTAGGATATGGTGGAGTTATAATAGTTCCTTATGTAAAAGGTGGCAAGATATATTATAACCTAGTACCACAGAGTAGACTAACAATAGATGAAACAGAAGGTGAGTTAATAACAGGAGCAACTGTATTAGCAGAAAGAAAGGTTATTAAAGGAACAATAAATGAAACAGTATATTTAAGATGGACAAATTACAAAGTAGAAAATGGTAATATGACCATCACACAACAATATACTGATGAAAAAGGTAATAAAATATCAACACCAGATTTTTGGCAAGATATACAAGAAGTAAGAACAATAACCAATGTAGACAGAGTTTTATTTGGTTATATTAAATCACCAATAAACAATCGTAGAGCAAATGATAAATATGGTGTGTCAATAACATATGGATGTGAGGCGACTATACTTGAAATAAAAGAAACAATGAAACAAATGATTCGTGAGTATGAATTAAAAGAAGTATTTGTCGGTGCAGATGTAACAATGTTTGATGGTAAGAATGCACTACCTAAAAATGGATTATGGAAAAAGATAGACACAGGTAAAGATGATTTCTTTGAAGTGTTTGATCCTCAATTTAGAGATTATACTATAAGACTACAGGAACTATATAAGAGATTAGAACACGAAGTAGGAACATCTTATGGTATACTATCAGAAGTAAATAGTATAAATGCAACAGCTACTGAAATAAAACACGCTATGTACGATACGTTCACTATATGTGATGACATGAGGTCTAACATAGAAAAAGGAATGGAAGATTTCTTCTATGCCTGCAATGTATTGGCAAATGCTTATAATCTATCACCAAACGGTGAATATGAATTAAGCTTTGATTGGTCTTATAGCTTATTAGAAGACACACAAACAGAATGGAATCAATTAACATGGGCAAACAGCAAGGGTATTGTAAGTGATGTTGAAGTAAGACAATGGTTAAGACCAGATGAAACAATAGAACAAAGTCAACAAGTGATTGATGAAATAAAAGAAAACGAGCCAAGTATAGAAGATTTACTTGGTACAAAAGAAGAATAAAGAACCAAAAAACAAAGGAGGAAAGAAAAATGGTTTCAATATATAAAATGGAAAACAGACAAACAAAAGAAGGAAAGGATTATATAACAGGAGAATTAAGAGGTTTATCAACAGACACAAAGCCAACAAAATTAAGCGATGCTTATATTGATAATGGAACTATGTTTATCGAAATAGATACAGGAAAACTATTTTTGTTTGATTTAGACAGCAATGCATGGAAGGAGATATAACATATGGAATTAACTAGTTATTTGTTAGGTAAAAAAGCTAGTGGTGGTTCTAATTTACAAACTAAAAGTGTAACTGTTACAGAAAATGGTTCTACTACAATTAACGCAGATGAAGAATACGATGGTCTTTCTGCGGTAAATCTAAATACAAATGTACAACCAGATTTAGAAAGTAAAAGTATAACAATAACAGAAAATACCACAACTACGATAACACCAGCTCAAGACAAAGATGGAATAAGTAGCGTAGAGGTAATAACCAATATACCAACAGGATTAGAAGAAAAAGATGTAAATTTCTACGATTATTTAGGTAACTTAAAATATGCATATACAGCACAAGAGTTTCAAGAATTATCAGAACTACCAGCAGGGCCAACTCACGAAGATATGACGTTTCAAGAATGGAATTGGCAATTAGCAGAAGCAAAAACTTATGTAACAAATCATGGTGTGTTAGATATAGGAGAAACTTGTGTAACAAGTGATGGTAAAACAAGAATATATATAGATTTAGAAGAGGGAGAATTAACTCCTGCTTTAGGACTTGCTGTAAATGGAAGTGTAACAGTAGATTGGGGAGATAATACAACCGAAACGATTACAGGAAGTTCTACCACAACATTAGTACAAACAACCCACAATTATGCAAAATCTGGTGAATATATCATAACAATTACAAGTAGTGTAGAATTTTATTTTATAAAAAAGACAGCAAACAATACAACAGTTTCTGGTATATTATTAGACCCAAATGGAATTGGAGGTACTTATGGAACAATTGGTACTGCAAGAGGATATAGCAATTGTGTAAAAGCAATAAAGTTAGGTACATACGCAAGAATAGGAGAATATGCATTTTGTGGACTAATAAACTTAAAAGCAATTAATATTCCAAACAATATAACATCTGTTGGAGGATATGCATTTAGCAATTCTTGTGGAATAAAAAAATTGATATTTCCTAGAAACAATGTTACTCTTGCGTCTTATTTGACACAAAATAGTCAAGTTGAGTTAATTATATTGTCAAACACAATAACTACATTACCAAGTTCAGTTTTTACGCAGTGTTCTTATTTAAAAAGATTTTATTATCCTTCGGGAGTAACAAGTTTGAACGATTTTATGGTAAGTGGTGCAAGAATTAAAAAAATTGTATTGCCTCAAGTTACTACTTATAACAAAAAAGGTGTTTTGGCTGACAATCAAGATGTAAAAGAATTAAAATTACCTAATAATTTACAAACAATTAGTGTGTCTATATTTGGGGCAGTAAATGGTGTTACAAAAATAGAAATACCTTCAAGTGTTACTTCCATAGGAAATAATGTGTTTGAAAATATGTGGGGTTTAAGTTGCATAAAATTTTTGGGAAATTATACACAAACCTTTAATGTTGGTTGGGGGGCTTCTTTTGTAAGAACTGTAGATATGAGAAATAATACTAGTGTTCCATCTATTTCTAGTTCAACACAAATTCCAACAACTATGAAAATAATAGTACCAAATGATTTATATGACACATGGATTACTACTGGATATTGGACAAGTTGGGTAGATAATATAGTAAAAGCAAGTGATTATGCAGAATAGCAATTATGCTATTCTTTTTTTTTATGATATAATTAAAGAGGTGATGCTATGATTAGTGATAGACAAACAGATATTCTTGTAGAAAGAATAATAAATAAGATTAATAAAGCAAACGAGTATATGTTAAAACAGATGGGCGAAACTATTAAAAAAATAGGCAAATTAAGTCCGACAGAAGCTCAAAATCTGGTAAATATATTAAAATCTGGCAGAGATTTCTATGATATTATAACGCAATTAACAGAATATACAGGGTTGTCCGCAAATGAAATTGATGAGATATTTACAGAATACGCAAAGAAAGATTATTTGTTTTACAAACAATTTTATAGATATAGAAACAAGCCTTTTATTGATTTTGCAGAAAATGCCACGTTATTAAGGCAAACTGTTGGTCTTTCTGAATCTTATAAAAGAGAAATGTATAATTATTTAAGACCTAATGTGTTAGGTTATTCAATAAGAAATGCACAAGGACAAATAGAATTTTTGGGATTAAGAGAAACATACAATAGAGTATTAGATGAAGCTTTAATGAATGTTAGTCAAGGGCAACAAACGTTTGATAGTGCCATGTCACAAATAATGGAAGATATAGGTGGAAGTGGGTTAAAAACGCTAGATTATGCAAGTGGGCGTTCGTATAGACTAGATAGTATGGCCAGAATGCACTTAACCGAGGGATTAAAAGCTTTGCACAATGAAAATCAAAAGATAATAGGTGAGCAATTTGATTATAATGGTATAGAAGTAACACATCATGCAAACGCGGCACCAGACCATATAGATACAATAGATGGGAAACAATTTGCTTTGGTTGACAGAATAAGAGAACAAATAGCGATGGGAATAGAAAGTCAAATAAAAGAAGAAGACATTAGAGGCAATCAAGTATGGGTAGAAGGCAAGATGTATGATGATTTTAATGCAGTAAATGATTCTTTAGAGAGGCCTGTTTCTACTTTAAATTGTAAACATAAAGAATTTCCAATTATATTGGGTGTTAGTAAGCCAGAATATACAGAAGAACAGTTGGAAGAAGATAAAAAGAAGAATTTAGATGGTTGCATTATAGATGGCAAGCATTATACTCTTTATGAAGCAACGCAATTACAAAGGCAACTAGAAAGAAGAATAAGACAACAAAAAGATATACAGATAATGGCAAAAGCTGGAGATAATAATGAATTGATATTAAAATCACAAAGCAAAATAACCCAATTAACTCAAAAATATAAAGAAGTATCAGATATAAGTGGGTTGCCAACATATATGGAACGAACGAAAGTTGCGGGATACAAAAGAACAAAAGTTAAGTAATTTGTCAATAATGTAAAATTGTGATATACTTATATAGTTAAAAGAGAAGGAAAGATGAATATGACACATACAATAATAAATACAATCATCACATTTATAATCAGTAGTATTTTGGGTTATTGTGTGAGTGTTATAAGGGGATATAGAAAAAAACAGAAAGAACAAAAGGAACGCGAAAATGTACAAAATATAGCTTTAAAAACGCTTTTAAAGAGCCAATTAACAAATACATATTTTGTATATAGTAAGACAAAGAAGATACCAGATTATGTATATCAGGGATTTTTAGACAATTTAGAAGTATATAAAATGCTTGGGGGTAACTCGTATGTTAAGACAATTGCCCATAAAATGGAAGATTGGGATATAGGAAAAACAGATATATTATAAAATAGTGTACATTTTAAAGATTTTGTGTTATAATATGTCACCAACAAAGGGGGTCATGTATGAAACAAACAAGAAATGTATATTATTTTGATTATTCGCCAGAAGCATATAATTATATTATGAGTAGCAGAATACTAAGACAAAGCGAAAAAAATATATTAAATGATATAATTGATGGCAAAACTGTAAAAGAACTGGCAATAGACAACAAATGTAGTGAAATGACTATATGCAGGCGTAGAAAGAAGATTTTTAACTTAACAAGAACACTTATGTGAATAAGTGTTTTTTTATTGACTTTAATGGTGTTATTATTTGTTATATTATGTTATTAATTGTTATTAATTGTTATTATTGCGTTATTTTTGCATTTTATTATTTATAATAATTAGTATATTATATACAACACAGGGGGAAATTATATGATTGAGAAACTTAAAATAAAGGCTATATATGATGATTTTTTGGCAAATGTAAGTCTAACAGACGAACAAATAAAAATATTAAATATGTTGATAAAAAAAGAAACAATAGTGAAAATAAGTATGGAAATAGGAATAAGTCAAAGAACAGTTAATTATGAAATAAAGAAGATAAAAAAGTTATATAATGATTATTTGGCGTTACAAAAATGTAAAGCAATGCTATTGTTGTAACATTGCTTTTATTATGCGTTAATATAAATAAATAATGGGGTATGCTTATTGTGAAAGGAGAGTTGAAGCAATATAGGTTTAAAACACCGTTGCTAAGCTCTTTTTTCATTTATAGGAGGGATTTTATGTATAACAATCCATATATGCAAAACTATTCTCAATTCAACCCACAAATGATGACTGATAGAATAGATAATCAAATAACACAATTACAGCACATGAAAGAGCAATTGAAAAGCAATAATCAACAACCCGCAATAAATCAAACATTTCAATTAGCTCCGACAAACAATCATACAATGAGATTTGCAAATACAATAGATGATGTAATTAATGAAACCGTCTATTATGATACTGCGTTTTTCAGTAAAGATATGACTGTATTGTGGATAAAGAATGCAAAAGGGGATGTTAAGTCTTATGAATTAATTGAAATAGCACCAAAAGATAGCAAGGATTTTGAGATTGAGTATTTAAAAAGTCAAATAGAAGAATTGAAAGGAATGATTAAAAATGATGCAAATGTTACAAATGATGATACAGAACAAGATACAACAGATACCTCAGGGGATGCTGAAACAAATGGAGCAACAGTTAAAAAGGACAAATCCTCAGGCATTTCAAAAATATCAAATGGCAAGAAAAAATAATAACCCGCAAGAAGTATTAAATGAAACAGTAAACAATTTTAGTCCAGAGCAAAAACAACAATGGAATCAATTAATGTCTATGTTTAATCAAAAACAAGGTTAAGAGCCTTGTATGAGAGCATTTGCTAGGTAAGTGTTCTCATATAAAGCTCCTAGCACTTTAAATATAAAGAAAGGAGAGAAAAAAATGAACGGAAGCGGAATACAGCCTACTGTGGAATTAGCAACAACTAATGGAAATGGCTTTGCATATCCATATCCAGTAATGTATGGGAATAACGCTGGATTTGGTGGGTATGGTGACGGCTCATGGATTTGGATTATTTTAATCTTAGCACTATTTGGTGGTTGGGGAAATAATGGTAATGGTGGATTCTTTGGTAATAATGCTTTTGATAACGGCTATGCTTGGTTGTCTAATGGTCAAAAGGAAATTATGCAAAACACTAACAATGGTTTTGACACATTACACTTGTCTAACCAATTAGATACAATTAATAGTGGTATTTATTCGTTATCTAACCAATTGTGCAATTGTTGTGCTGATATGAATCAAACTGTTTCAAATGGATTCTTTAACACTGAAATAAGTGCTAATAATAGACAAATGGCTAATACTAATCAATTGTTTGGAATAAGTACTCAATTATGTAACGCAAGTGCAGACAACAGACTAGGAATTCAAGATTTAAAAGCTACTGTTATAAGTGAAAACTGCTCAGACAGAGAAGTATTAAGACAAATTGGTCAAGATATTCTTGTAAATCAAACAGCTAATACTCAAAAGATTATTGATGAAATATTTAGAGACAGATTAGACGAAAAAGACAGCAAGATTGCCGAT